TAGAAATGCGCACTACCTGAGATACTGTAAAGGTTTGGAACTTCATATTTACCATTAACCTTTGGCATCTTGGTAGGGTGCGCAATTAAGAATAAATGTACATTGTACCGTATGCAAAATGCTTTTATTTTGGTAAGTGCATCGCTTACATATTTTGTTTCGCTTTGTCCGTTTTGTGCCTTGTACTCTATGTAGTTCCATGGGTCGATTAAAACCCCTTTAATTCCACGCCTCAATACCAATTCGGCACACTTTTCAAGTATTCCATCAAGTGTTACTTCTATCGTATTTATGTTGATAAAATTAAACCTATCAGCTACAAAGTTAATCGACTCTTCAAATTCATTTGGGCTTATCCTATCGTTTTCGTCATACCTTTTGGAGAATGATTTGCCTATACATTTTTCCATAAGTTTCGTTACGTGTAAACTAGACGGCTGGTTTTCAAAACTACATACTGCAAAACGCCATTCATGCACCCTTGCTAGTTCTGTAATGATGTAGTCTGTAAACTCAGATTTTCCACTTGAAGGTATGCCGCTGATTACTGTAAATTGCCCTAACATGAACTGTAGCAAATTATCAAAATTAGGTATGCCACATTTAAAGCCATTAGGATAGCCGTTCACATAAAAGCTATGCACATCTTTGTAAATGTCGTCTACACTTACTATACCTTCTATTGGGAATTCTGTAGCTGATGTAATCGCTTCAAGTACCGCATCTGCATCATGTTTAACAAGTATCTCATTAGCATCTTTGCAGCCTTTGTAGTCTATTACCATATAACACCTGTCATACCCTAACCGTCTACCTAATTCATCACGTAAGCGCCTGCCAACCTCATCATTATCGGTAAAAATTACAATCTGCTTTATGTGTTCAAATTCTTTGTAGCAGTTATCAAGGTATTCCAACTTCATAGTCCCTGTAACATTTGCACCGTTTGGAACTGATACAATGCCATTTTTAAACCCTGATTGCGCCACGCTTAAGGCATCAATTTCACCTTCAACAATTACCGCATACTTTGCATTTTTAAGGCTATCAAGGTTATAAAAAATCAGCTCGGCATCCTTTTCAAGTTTAAAGTCTTTATCCTTTGCCCTGTACTTTACATTTATCAATTCACCATCCCGAAAATAGTTAAAGCATATCGCCTCAACTTCTGATTTTGTTTTTGGCATCCACTCTAATTTTGTGCATACCTTAAAATCAGCCAAAATTTGCCCCGATATTTTGCGAGAGGTAAAGTAGGTAAGGGCAAGGGGTGAAAGGTCAAATTTGGGCTGCTGTGGGCGTTTATACGTGCGTTTGGGCTGTGGTTTATCTTCCTCGATTGGAATATTGTACCTTTTTGCTAATATTTCTAGTGCTTCGGGGTATGTTTTGTTTTGGTGCTTCATAACAAACTCGATTGCATCGCCACTTGTACCACATCCAAAACATTTGTAAATTCCTTTTATCGGGTGAACTTTGAATGACGGGCTTTTTTCGTTGTGGAATGGACAGCACGCTTCATAATCCGTACCGCTTTTTTTAAGTTTGACATAATCGCCTACCACCTCAACTACGTTTGCAGCCTGTTTTATCGCTTCTATTGTGTATGCTGAAATCATTTGTTAGTGTTATTTGCCCAATTACGGATAGTTAGATTTGCAGATAAATATTTTTTGTGAAGTAGTGCGTTATTTTCCATAGCCTGCACTACTCTAAATATTTCATCTTTTGTAAAGTCATTTAGTAGGTTGTCGTATTGCTCAGGTGTTAACGGTTTACTCATTGTCATTACTCGAATTGCGTTGCCTTGCGTATATGCCCAATTGAAAAATAATTTATAGTTTTCTGATGCGTCAGCATCGCAAATAATATCTTTATTTTCTTTTCCTTTTATTTCCTTTACTTTCTTTTCCTTTGCTACATTTTGCTTAGCAATTGCTACATCTTTGCTAGCTTTTGCTGCTCCGCCCTTGCTACCAGCGGCTTTGCGGACTTCTGATATTTCTTTTCTTTTGCCGATATTCCTAAAAACACGCTCACAAAACACCTTATCATTTTCACGTTTAAACAACTCAAAAATATTTACACAATCGTCAACAAATGATGTGATTTGCTTAGCATCCACTTTCATTTGCTTAGCAATTGCTAGAGTGTTTAAAGGTGTAAATGCTAAAGTATTGTCTTCTGATTTGTGCAAAAGTTCTACTATACGCCAATATAAGCCGTAACCAATTGCACCCCATTCAGATACCATTACCATCATTTTAATATCCGAAATCGGGTCGTAATCATGGCTAAAATATTCTTTAATCATGGCTATTATCTTTAGTAGGGTTAATGAAATTGAATGAAAAGTTATTACCTACACCAGCTAATACATTTGTCATTACATCGAAGTCAACATCATAGTATTGACCTGTACTTAATGTAGCAGCCATTTTACTAGGTATTGGTAAATGAAACTTATCACGCTTTATGCAGAATGTGCAAAGGAATGAACCGTATAAATGTGGCTCAATGTCTATTAGTAAGGCTTTGTGAACCGTCATAAAAATAAAAATGCCCAAAGGGATTGCTAGGTAGAAGAGGATATGCACCTTTGTACACACCCGACTAGCAGCCCCTTTGGGCTTAAATGTCGTTAATTATTCAGCCTTCTACCTCTGAATATTGTACCGCTAAGATAGGGTATTTTGTTGAAATTACCTAACTTGTTAAATTGTTTCTTTTGATTTTTACGCTACTTTTTTTACCCTTTAATCGCTCATTGTGTAACAGTACTTGTTGTGGCGTGTATGTTGCACCCCACACTAACATTGCTGCATCTCTTGCGTGTGAATTGGTGCGCTCTGTCCATCCTGTAGTGGCTTTAAACGTTTCAGCATCTAGTTTAGTAATGGACTTTTTAGGTCGAACCATCATGTAATTAGCCCCGATAGATTTAAGGTAATCTTCCCAAATCTTTGCATCACGTTTAACACTTCCAGCACCTTGCGCCCTCATTTTGTCTGTATTAAACTGCACTTGCCTTGCATCTTCAACCACAAACAAAATATCTTTTAAATCCACTGTAATGTAGTAATCATACACATCAATCATAAACCTGTGTATGGTATCGCAAGTAACAACTTCCAGTAACTTATTTTCTCGGTTGTATATAGCATACCCAGTGTTAACACCTGTATCAATGCCTATGTAGTAGCGGTACATTATAGATTGTCGATTTTCCAAATTTCCAAAGATGTATAATTCCCATTAGTACCGTTAAAGCCCTTTATGTTGAAATGTAGCGTAACATTTGCACCTACCTGTAGTGAGTTCATCTGCAGCAAAATCTTGTCTGTTTTGCCTGTAAATTTTGGGTAGTTGGCATATACTGTGCCGCCTGCGGTTTCATCTACTTGAATTATCAAATCCCGACTTTTGTATACTTTGTCCTTAACTGGTTTGCTCGTTTCTATTCCTAACGAATGTACTTTACCTTGTATTGTGTAACTCATATTGTTTGTTTTGTGCCTTATGGCGGTTATAAAATTGGTGTTAAAAGTTTTGTTGATACTATAAATAAATTATCGTCTTTCTCTCGGCTTACTTTGCAAAACATACCGTCTGCACCTTCATGCATACATACCACCGTTACTATATCCCCTTTACTTGCTACCTTAATCTTGCCTAGTATCTTATCTTCTTTTAAACGGTATCTATTATTCTCCATCGTCTGTTATTGTTAACTCGGTGTGGTGGTAAGTTGGTATGTCGTGGTCTACTTTCTTTGCAAGGCTTATTAAATCATTGTCAAGATGTACGCTTATTATTGTTTCGTTGTCTGCTATCCCTAAAAAGGTTGTTAAGTTGTTGTCTGCTAGGAACTTGCATAGCTGCTGATTTGTGTCGAACTTGATGTAGCACCTTTGACTAAGTGCTTTGCGAATGTCTATCATGTTAAAATAGTTTTATTTGTTTAGGTGGATTATTAAGCAATAACTCCACACGCTTACGGTACTGCTCGGTTTTCTTTATGTTGCCATCAGATAGATAGCGAAGGTACATATTGAGATAGTATGTTAGGCGTGTGGAGTATGGCATGTTAGGCGTTTTCTTCTTGTTCAACAATACTATCTGCTTCCCATGCTTGTGAAAAGTCTTTGTTTTTAAATAAAGATGATAGCCCTGTAATTTGTTTCATTCTCAATAACTCATCTTTACTCATCCCTATGTGTGCGCATATCCATGAATCACCTTTCCCCATTTCTACTAATTCAGTAACTATAGTACTCATTAACTCTATGTTGTGAGAACCCCTAGCCCTGTTATGTCGTATGGTTGAAGCCATCCTATCAGATTTGCCAGTTTTCCACTGATTAATGTTTACTACTGGTAAATATCCATGTATTCTTTGTTCTACATCTTTACACTCTCTACCTACTCTATTTCTGTGAAATCCATCTACAACAATAATGTTACCATCGTCATTAAAAGATACTATTGGTTGTGTATAACCATCTTCTAATATTGATTGCTTTAACAGTTCCATTTCAGGAGGAGCAACGCTATTTGGGTTATAATCGTTAGCTTTAACCATAGTGTTTTTAACCCATAAAACACAATCAACTGGTTCTTTACTAAATGGGCTAATTTCGTGTAATGCAAGTTTTATTTTGTTAATTGTTTCTACCAATTCATCTGTTGGTAAATGTTTAATTTGTTCGATTAAATTAGTTAGTTGTTCCATTGTCTATTTGTTTTTTTAGTGAGTAAATGTTAGAAAGTGACTTTATAATTTCTTCGTATGGTGTTCTATCTGTAATGTCAAAAGGTATATAACTAAAGTCGGGTAAAGTAACTACTGCAAACCCATCGCAATTTTCAGCCATGCCATAAGCTATAAGTTGTAATTTGTTTTCTAAATATAGCTTTTTGTTTGCTCCACTTGTTGTGCTTTTAAAATCTACTAAAATTATTTTATTGTTTGATTTAAGCCTTATCTTTAAGTCGTACCTACCAACAAAATAATCTGTTTCTATTTCTTTTTCGCACCCTAATATTTCCTTATCAGAAATAAATGTTTCAAAGCAATGTTGCATGTACATATCATTAAAAGCAACTCCATCTTCTAAGTAAGACTGTATTTGATTGTGTATTGCAGTTCCATCGCTCATAGCTTTTTTAGTGTATGCTGAAATATCTACACCTTCAAGCCCTTTTTTATTAGCCCATTTTAATAATGCAGGCTTATCTAATATTTTAAGTAAATTGCTTATGCTTGGCTTTTTCATTTATTGTTGTTTAGTATGGATTCAACTATTTCTACAGCATCATAATTGTTTTTACAACAATCTAATTCAGCAACTATTTTTTTTGCTATAGACTTTGTGTAGTTTGATTTTGGATAATGTCCGTTTATGTCGTGAGATTCATTTCCGCTTAATGGTGGATTAAAAACAGAAATTAATACACAATCTTCTGTAGCCTCAAACGTGTGTGGCTCGTTACCGTCTAATATATAGATTGTATCAACAAAAATATTGTGTACCTCTCCATTTGTTAGATTGGTAAGTATGCCGCTACCAGCTATACAAAAACAAGATTCTAAATGATGTGGATAATGCCATTTATGCGGTCCACCTTTAGGGATAATTGTTTTCATAAAAGCAAATCCCATATTATCGGATTCAAGTATTAGTCGTAGGCTATTACCGCCAGTAAACTTAACATCTTTTCCCGTGTTTTCTATTTGGCTAATTGTTCTAATTTTCATTTTGTGTGTTTTTGGTTTTTTCTAAGTTTTTATATTTTTCTGCTATTTGTTTTTGTCTTTGCATTTGTTCTTTTGTTGGCATTAGCCCCAAATACTTGCAAGTATGGTCATTCTTTAAAATAGTAATTGCGTATCTCTTCCATGATGTGACATCTGAATTATGGCATTTAAGCATATCTAAATGGTCTTGCGGTAACATTCTGACCCTCTCTTTATCTTGCCTACCATGATTAGTATTGCCACCCAACAAAAAAGGTATATTGTTTTTACGCAAATCTTCTATTACTTCTTGGCTCAATCCACGCCCCACTCTCCACCAAAAGGCTATACTTTGAATGAAACGCTTCTTAAAATTTTCGGATATTTCTTCAGGCAATGTAGATATTAGGAATTTAACAAAAGACTTCCATGTATGCCCTTTGGGCAGCTTAAAGGAATTGTAATTTATTTGCTTACCGTAAGTAGCTATAAAGTTAGCCCCAGCAACTCTACCGCATAGCCTTGCCCATATATTTGGGTCTATAACCCTATACAGGTTTAATGAAGATTTGCTTTCACTCATAAATGGACTAGCTACACGCATTTGATAAATGCTTAGACCAGCTTTCCAAAATATGTCATATAGCTTATTGTAATCCCAATCAAATTTTTCATTTGCAATCCAAATATCTTCAGTTCTCCAATCGTAAATAGGGTAGCAGTTATAAACATAATTGGTGTTTTTCTTAGTCCACATATGACCACCATGCGTTTGTTTATCTTCGTTCATTATTGCTCTCCATCTGTTTAGGCTTTCATGTGTTCTAATACCAATCATGCAAGCAACTTCTTTACCTTGACCATACCAATCGCCAAACTTATCCCAAAATTCCTGATACCCCATATTCTCCTCAAAAAAATCAAAAGGGCAATTATTTATATTGACAATATATTTTTCTTTAGGCATTGGCTTAATCCATAAATCTTTTTCATGTTCCCCCCAACACTGCCAATCGGTCATAAATGAAGAAACGGTACAAGGCAATGTGATAGGCAAACAGCACCAATAAACATCAAAAAGGTCTAAATTTTTTGATACTATAGAGTGCATAAATTCAAGGCTTAAATTATAGTTGGCTTCATTATCTAAAGTCATTAAGCCTATTTTCCTTTTAATGTTGTTTTTTCTCATGTAATCAATAACAAGGTTAAGCATTACCCCACTATCTTTACCACCACTAAAAGAAAGGTATATTCTTTCAAAGTTTTTGAATATATAATCAATGCGCTCATTTGCTGCATCGTATACGTTTACTCCTATGTATTTTTTCATTTGCGTGTGTTTTTTTCTTTTTTATTCATGTGGTTAAAAAATTCGTTTTCTCTTTCTTTTAGCTTTTCTGACACTAAAATATCTATCATGTTAGCCATACTTCTTTTGTTTATTTTAGCTAGGTGGCTTAATCCTTGCATTGTTTCAATGTCAAGTGTAAACGAGGTTTTTTTTCTGTTTTTCATTTATGGTATGTTTGCGGTACAAAGATAGCATTACTTTTGAGATAAACAAACTATTTCTTAAAATAACTTTAGCTGAATGTCTTTTACTTTTTTTCTGTATTTAGGATGTTGTTCCGTTCTTGCGTCAATCTCTATTTTTTTTAAAACATTATAATATACTGATTTTTTTGGCGTATATCCTAAAGTTTTTAAAGATGAATCATTTTTTAATATCGCTATTGCTATTTTTCTGTATGATGGGACTTTCCCTAATTGTTCTAAAAGTATTGGGGCTTCGTCTGGTATGCCGTTTTTATATCCCCTGCTTTCCCATGTTTTTATGTAATCTATTATTTTAGCTTTCAATTAAATAATTTTATTTGATTTCCGTTTTCAGTATGTCTTAAACCCCAAAAATTAATATACTTTTCGGCTTCTGCATTTGCTTTATCTCTTTGCTCGTCCGTTAAATAACCCCATGCCATTCTTACCAACCCTTCCGACCATCCAAATTTATAATTACATGCTGCATGTCCTATGTACGCTTTTTTGTTTATAGCAGTATCTGTTAAATGATGTTCCATTCCAAATCTCCATTTTTCAGAAACAATTTTCATTGCTTTGCCGTATTCTACATGATTTGAAGTAAATAAAATTGCATTATTTAGCTGTGTTTCTATTTCTTGCTTTGTTGTTGGAATCCACATGCCATTTTTATAGCACTCCCATTTTTCGTAGTGGTGGTAAATTCGTTTCATGTGTGTTAATTATAAAATATCAAATCTGATTGCTGTTGTTTAACCTTTGCTTTTGGTAATGGTTTGCGCTGGTGGTTGTGGCTTTGTTCTTGTGATTGCTGATACCGTTTATTGAACCTTGCAATAGCATTATTAACCTCATTAGGGTACACCATTATCGAAGTCTTACTATCTACTATCACCCTTACCTTTTGTGGTCTGCTTTGCTCGGCAATTACTATCCCTTCTTTAGTTTCAATCCGTTGTAGTGCCTTGTCTTTTGCAGCTAAACTACACTCCATC